GTTCTGGCGTACACGCCTGCCACTGGCCGTTGTCCAGCATCCAGGTCTTGTGGTGCTCGGCGATCGGCTGGCTGCAAGATTCACAGATGTAGGCCGCCGTTTCCGGTTGTCCCCGTTCCCAGCGCAGCTGTTCAAACCGCAGCCACTGGCGGTGATCGCAGTGTGGGCACGGCACGAAGTAGCGGCGCTGGTCGGATGCATCGAACTCGCGTTCGACCGCACTGGCCCCGGCAATCGTTGGCGTGGAGACGATCAGGATCTTGCGCCTGGCAAAGGTACGGGTGCGCGCCTCGGCCAGCGAGATCGCGTCGCCTTCGCCCTCCACATCCAGCGGGTAGCCATCGACCTCATCGAGGAACAGGTAGCGCACCGGCATGGAACGCAAGCCCACCGCGCTGTTGGCACCGGTCATCACCAGCACGCCACCGTGGAACTCCTTGGCCAGGATGGTGTTACCTGAGTCCCGACTCCGCGCCGGGGCGATGCGCTCCTGGATCGCAGGGCTCTCCTCGATCAGCGCGTCAATGCGCTGCTTGGAGGCCCGTTTGGCCATCTCGACGGTGGGCCACACCGCCATCATCGGGCCCGGTGCGTGGTGAATGACGTAGCCAACCCAGTTCAGTCCCAGTTCGGTGCCGCCGACCTGCGCACCTTTCATGAACACCACCCGCTCGATCGGCGACATGGGAGACAAGGCATCCATGATCTCGCGCAGGTAGGGCGTGCGACTGGTGCGCCAGCGGCCCGGCTCCGAGGCTGCCTTACTGGAGAGCACCCGGTGCTTGTCCGCCCATTCGGACACGGTCAGCAGCGGGTCGGGCGTCAAGCCCTCGCGCCAGGCACGCTCGATCGCGTCCCATCCTTCGTAATACAGCCCATCCATGATCAGTCCACCTTGGGTTGCACATCGCCCAGGTCTTGCAACTGTTCGCGCACAGCGGCGTCGAGAGCCACGTGCAATGCATGCGGCTCCACCCCCAAACCAGCAGCCATCTGCGCTGAGATGCGTGCCGGCCAGTTCAACCAGGCATCGCGTTCGGCCCGGGCGAGCTTGAACACGTGGGCCACCGCCTGAGCGCGGTCGACCAGCTCGCCTTTAAGCTGCGCCAAGCGCACCTTGTTGGTCTGTGCCTTGACCACCTCGTTGACGGTGCGGGCTTGCAGCAGCGATGTGCCGCCCGATGACAGCGCCGGGGTGGGTGACTCTGCCGTTTCGCGTGGTGGCCGCGCGGAAGCTTGCGGAGCCTCGCGGGCTGGTGCGGAAACCTGCGGAGTCGTTTTGTCACTGGTTACGTCCGCTACCGACCGACGGGTCGGCGTGGTGTTGGCCGCCCACTGGGCATCGGCCACCACTGGATCGATGGTGCCGTCTGGCAGCGGCGTGATGCGCCCGGTGTCGATGGCTTTCTTGACGGCCACGTGCGACACGCCGCGATGGCGCGCGTAGGCGCGAATGGACAGTCCCATGGTGTTGATTTACTCAGTGCAAGTGGGTGGCCTCCTGGATGTGATGAGTCAGGCAAAGGCGAGTGAATCACCCGGGATTAAAAAGCGCTTGGCTTCTGTGGCGCACAGCGCGTGAATGCGGATGTCGATTGACAAGCAACCCACCAAGGAGCCCCACATGGCCAAACCCAAGCACACCACCGCACTCTCCCCCGACGAGATCGAGCTCTTGCTCGAATCGATCGCCCTGGACCACCTGTTCATCGAAACCCTGCGAACCCGCCACCGCGACAGCCTGGACTTCCACGAGGTGAGCGTCTGGGGTGTCAAGAGCGCATTGCAAGCCGCCTTTGATGCTGGATTGCGCGCCGCCGGCGGATGCTCAAAGCAGGCCGTGCAGCGCACGCAAAAGACCGCCGCAGCCCATCGCATAAGCGGCAACGGCAGCGTCGCCGCCCTGCAAGCGTGAGGACACCATGACCATCGTACTCAACCCCAATCAGCAGGCCATCCTGGCGCATGCCGTGCAAGACAGCGGCGGCAAGATCGCTTGGTTCCCCGAGCACATCAAGGGCGGCGCCCGCGCCAAGGTGCTCGAAGGCCTGTTCAAACGTGCCCTGATCACGCCCGAGGGTGATGACTGGGCGGTCGCTGCCGAGGGCTACGACGCCTTGGGCTTGCCCCGACCGGGCGTCTTGCCAGCGACCAACGCAATGGACGATCCGGAACTGGAAGCCGATGTCGCCAGTGCCGAGGCCAGTTGGCAACAGCCTCCCCAGGACAAGCCGGTTCGCACCCGCGCCGACAGCAAACAGGCTCTGGTCATCGGCCTGCTGCAACGCCCCGAGGGCGCCACGATCGCGCAGATCATGGAGGCCACCGGCTGGCAACAGCACACCGTGCGCGGCACATTGGCCGGCACGCTCAAGAAGCGCCTGGGGCTGGTCATCACATCAGCCAAGGAGGCCGGCGGTCAGCGCGTGTACCGCATCGAGTCCGCAACCAGCGGCACGGGGGCAGCATGAACACTCTTACGACCAGAACCCAGATGGCGATCACGATTGAGCGCACACCGCGAACCTTCACGGTCGACGGCAACGACATGCAGGTCGAAGAACTCGGCATCCGTCTGCCTTTTGCGCGCAAGCCGGTGGATCTCAAGGACATGTGTGCCACCGGCGACTATCTGGTCTACATCACCGAGACGCGGACCATGACGCCGGAAGAGTTCGACGGCTTCGCGGCCAACTTGCTGGCCTCGCGCGACTGGCTGACCGGCAAGGGCGGCTACGTTGGCAATGGACGCCTATGCGTGGAAGTTCACGCCCCCGGTCGCCCGTACCTCTATGTCGATCCATCTGGAGGGGACTACGCCCGCTACGCGGCCCGGCTGGGCTAGTGGCTCTGCCGCCACGCTGTTCATCTTCTTCCATCAAAGCCTTGGCTTTGCATCGCAGCAGCGCGTCAATGGGGTCATCGCCAAACGATTGAACGGAAGCCCCACCATGACCCTCGACCTCGACACCTTGATGCGCCAGATGACCGAGCAAAAGGCCAAAGACGCCTTGCTCACCGCCCGATCCACCCTGGAGCGCAGTCTGCGCGAGTTGGATCACTACATCGAGCGGCTCGACATGGCCGAGACGCCGCACGACAAATCGCAGGTGATGAACTGGGCGCTCAACGCCCTGGCCTGCAACATCACGCCCAACCTGCGCCTGGACCTGATCGCCAACGCCCAAGCCGAACTGGCCAGCGTCGCAAAATGATCACGCTCTCAAAAAAATGATCGAGAAAGCCTTGGCTTCCATGCCCTACAGCGCGTCAATGGAGTCATCGCCAACACAGACACGGAGCCGACGATGACCACCACCCAGCAAGCAAAAATTCCTGCAACTCAAAATGAGTCGTGGGGCTTATTTGGGACCCTCGGCGAGCACGCCGAAGCCGCCTGGCCAATAGCGATGACGGCGATCTCGGACGCGACCTACCAACCACTGGACTCGGTGCGCGCCTTCCTGGACAGCCGCCATGGCCGCCACTTTGCCGACGATGTGCTCAACGGTCTGCACGCCGGCGCCAATCTGCAGGAGGCGATCCACGCCGCCACCCAACGCTGGATGGGCTGGAGCATCGGTCGCCTGACCAGCAAGCAGCACGGGATTCCCAAGGGCTTGCCTTACCTGACGGGCTTTGTGATTCACTGCGAGATTGTCGAAGAGGCCCTGGCCGACTGACAGCACATGTTCCATTTTGGTCCCTTATGGGCTATCATAGACCCATTCAAAGGAGGTTCGTATGGCCATCAATGTCAAACTGCCCGAAGCCTTGGTTGAGACCGCCAAGCGCTATGGCACCATCGAGCACCGCTCGGTGCCCAAGCAAATCGAATACTGGTCTCAGATCGGCAAGATCGCCGCAGAAAACCCCGATCTTCCGTTCAGCGTCATCCGCGACATCCTGATCGCTGACCAGGAAGAACCCGTGGGTGAGTACCAGTTCGGCTGATGCGCGTCCTTGTCACACCGACCTTCGAGCGCGCCGTTAAAAAGCTGCACAAGCAGCAAAAAGCCGCGCTTGACGAGGCAGTTCGAACCATTGTCGGCCAGCCGGAAGCCGGTGAAACCAAAGTCGGCGATCTGGCTGGCGTGCAGGTTTACAAGTTCCGCATGGGCAACCTGCTGTGCCTGCTTGCCTACCGCATTCTGGATGAGAACACGCTCAAGTTGCTGATGGTTGGCCCGCACGAGAATTTCTACCGCGACCTCAAACGCACCGAGCATTGACATGGACTCAGGAGGCGAACAATGCCTCCTGTCGTTGTCTCATCAAAACGCTATCCAGGGCGAATTCGAATTTCGCATCCTCAAAGTAGCGGCACTTGACGCCACCATCACCATAGCGGACCCCGGGTACGCGCAGCGCAATGCAATCGTTGTGGGTATCGGCCAATGCATAGTAGGCAATCAGCCGGCGATCCAGGGCGACCAATGCCAGCACATCAAAATCATCGCTGCTGTACCGCCGTCGCCCACCTTTTCCAGCTCGACGGGTGTGAAACACATACAGCGGAGAGCCGCGGTTGAGCGAACCGGGTGTCTTGGGCGTCTTGGTGGATTTCACCTGAACCCGGATCACCCGCTGGCCGATGTCAACAGCAATGTCATACGGCACGCCTTGTGATGTCGGGTACGCTACCCAACCATTGAGCAGCAAATCTGCCATCACCAAATACTCACCCGCTCGGCCAATCTCCATTTCGGCGCTGACCCGCAGGTTGTGGTGCCGAACAACAGCACTTTCGTCGATCAAGCCGTGGTCCTTGGGCTCAGCCACATCCAAGAAGCTGAGCTGCCTGATCACGCCGGAGCCTCCTGGATTGTGACCTCGTCGAAGACGCGTTGGCTGTATTCAGAGATAGCCTTGCCGCCACTGAATTCCTGCCAACGGCGAACAATGACATCGCAGTACTTCGGCTCCAACTCCATCATGAAGCAGCGGCGCCCCGATTTCTCAGCGGCGATCAGCGTGCTGCCGGATCCGCCAAAGCAATCGAGGACCACATCGCCTGGTCGGCTCGAATTGCGGATTGAACGTTCCATCAACTCGACAGGTTTCATCGTGGGATGAAGATCGTTGCGGGCAGGTTTCTTGATATTCCAGACGTCACCTTGATCGCGATCGCCACACCAATGCCGACTGCTGCCTTCCGGCCAGCCATACAGGATCGGTTCGTATTGACGCTGGTAATCCGCTCTGCCCAGGGTGAAGGTGTGCTTGGCCCAAATGATGAACGTAGACCACTTTCCACCGGCCGCGCGAAACGCGGCTTGTAGCGTGTCAAGTTCGCTGGAGGACATCGCAATGTAGACCGCGCCATCGCAGTGGGGCAACATCAGCGAGAGCGCATCGAAGACGAAGTCATAAAAACCCTCGCCCAAGTTGTCATTCAGGATAGGTCGGTGCTTACCACGCAATTTGTCTTTCGCGCTATTGGCATAGTTGACGTTGTAGGGCAAGTCGCTCCAGATCATCTGAACGCGTTGCCCGGCGAGCAACTGCTCGTAGCTGAATGGCTGCGTAGCATCACCGCAAACCAGCCGGTGATTGCCAAGAATCCACACGTCACCGGGTCGGCTGATGGCTGTTTCGCTCAGTTCTGGAATGGCATCCTCATCTGTATTGCCATCGACCGTGGTCTCTTCGCCCGCCATGATCTCGGCCAGCGCGTCGGCATCGAAGCCGGTGATGTCGAGATTGAATCCATCTTCCTGCAGCGACTGCAACTCGATGCGCAGCATGGCGTCGTCCCAGCCGGCGTTTTCTGCAATGCGGTTGTCCGCAATGATCAGCGCGCGGCGCTGGGTGGGTGTCAGATGATCGAGGACGACCACCGGCACGGTATCCAGACCGAGCTTTTGCGCGGCGGCGAGACGTCCATGGCCCGCCACGATCACGCCATCGGACCCCGCCAGGATCGGATTGGTGAACCCGAACTCGACGATGGATGCCGCAATCTGCGCCACCTGCTCCTCTGAGTGGGTACGGGCATTGCGGGCGTAGGGCACCAGTTTCTCGGTGGGCCAGCGCTCGATATGGGTGGATAGCCAGGGTTCAGACATGGACCAACCCCGTTTCATAGACGGTCTTGCCCTGGTTCAGCTTGGCCGTGAGCAACTGGGTGCGCTCATTCGAGATCGCCACTGCCAGATGGGTCCACCGTCCGAACTCGTGAATGATCTGCACGCAGGGCAGCTTCAACTGGTGGGCGGCTTGGCACACGAGCAACGGCGTCATACCTGGCACGATGAGGTCAGCCGCACGCCCTTGCATGTGGTGACTGGTCGGACTGCCCCCAATGGCGCGGTTCAGCGCTGGCGAGCGGTAGCCGGAGGTGATCACCACCGGGCGCTTGAGGTGAACGCGCAGCGGCTGCAGTACCGATTGACACAGCCGACGCAGGTTCTCGATGACCTCGGGTGTGGGCTCGTTGGTAATGCCACGGCGAGCCGCCGTTTCTGAGACCAGAAACTCGGCCAGTTCGAAATGTTCAGACAGTTGCATGTTCGATCTCTTGTCGATGCTCGGCTTTGCGTTGTTGAGCAACAACCTCAAAGGGTTCTCCGGTGGCGGCCAGGGTGACCGGCACGCCAGGGAAGTTCTGTTGGAAACGGAGCAGCGCCACGTCGACGTACTCGGGTGCGATCTCCACCGCGCGGCCCATGCGACCGGTGCGTTGGGCGGCCATCAGCGTGGTGCCGCTGCCGCCAAAGGGCTCAAACACGATCTCGCCTTCCTGCGTGTAGGCCTCGATGACCTGCACTGGCAGCGTCACCGGGAACACGGCCGGATGATCGATGTCCTTGCCGATCTTTCCCTTGTGGCGCATGACCCGGATGACCGAGTCGGGGATGCGGTGGTCCTGCGTGGGCTGACCCGCAGCGGTCCAGCCATTGACCTGACCATCCTTGCCACGCATGGCGGTCGAGGATCCGTCGGCGCGCAGGTGGGTCTCCTGGCCGGCAAACTTGCAGGGCACGGTCTTGTTGGGTTTGCGTGTCTGCCGGTTGAAGTGGAAGATGAATTCAAAGCTGGGCGCCAGACGTCCTTGCCAGTCACCGGGCATGCCCGGTCCCTGATCCCAGACATACCAGGCAAAGCGCCGCCAGCCTTGTGTCCGCATCCACTCCAGCCACTGGTCCCAATACGGGACGAACTCGTTGTCGCGGTGGATCAGGCCGAGGTTGACCAGCACCTGGCCATTGGCGGCCATGGGCACTTGCGCGAACACGCCGCGCATCAGGCCATCCCAGTCGGCAATGCCGCCAGAGGTGTAGTCGCGCTGGTTGCCGTAAGGGGGCGAGGTGAAACACAGGCTGGCCTGCTCGCCCTGCATCAAGGTGGCGACCACGGATGGGTCGCTGGCATCGCCGCAGATCAGGCGGTGCTGGCCCAGTTGCCAGACATCCCCTGGTCGGGAGATCGGCTGCTTGGGTGGTTCGGGAACGTCGTTTTCCTCATCGGCATCCGACTCATCTCCAGACTCGCTGCCTTCACCATCACCCAAGTCGGCCAGCATCTTGGCGAGCTCGTCATCGTCGA